CTTTAACCCATCAATCTATAAGTTTTGTAAAATACCTGTAGTAATGTATCATTACGATGGAGTAAAGATTGAAGCAGAACAAAAAGCAGATCAAAAGAGAGAAGAAGCTGGTTTAACAGAAAGGCCATTAGGTGCTGGTAAACCCGAAGGCGATGCAAATGATTTTACTCAAATGATGGATAAATTTATATCCGGATATTATATAGTAGAGAATATTAATTATAGATACGATGCCGAAACGGCAATTACTACAGAACTAACTCTAATTAGAAGAGAATGGCCAAGTAGATCTGCTAATTTAGCAGAATAAAATAAAAGCTAGATAAATAAACTATGGCTGAAAGAGATAACGGTAGAAACGCATTTAGAAAAGGAGCAAGATCTCGTAAGATTCATGAGGATCCTACGTACTTGTCTTTTATGATTCTATTCCACGCGAACGACAAATCAAGCGTCGCACACTCTCCCCTACTCAATGGTGAGGCACTTAGTTATTTAAGAAATGTTGTTAGAACAGACATTGGAGATATTTACGCTAAAAACCTTGAAAACTTTAATAGAGTATTATTAAAGGTTAATAAAGAAATGCCTTGGTTTTGGCAAGGCCTAAAAGGTATTGAAAAGGCTATGACTTACGGCGAGATGAAAGAGCCATGGCGAGGTAGTGATAAACCTGAACTTGAAATAGAATGCTTAGAGGAGAATGTTGAATTAACAGCAATCGGCCTTATGGAATTATATAGAAATTCTTGTTTTGATTTACAAAGATATGTAGAAGTAGTTCCTAAAAACTTAAGAGAGTTTTCAATGGATATTTACTTTTCAGAAGTAAGGACTTTTCAAGCAGATACAGATGCTAGAAATTTAGGTATTACAGATAACCCAGATTCTAGAATTAATTCATCAGGATCAGATGCTAAAAAAGTAAAAGACATTCATCCAGTATTTTCGTCAAATGATACAATGCCGGGTTCTGTAGATTCTAGACCATTCGTAGCATTAAGATTTACACACTGTGAATTTAATATGGACTCAGTTGCAGATTATTTTGCAGACATGAGTAAAAATCCTGAATTGAAAAAACCAAGCCTTAAAATAAGATGGGGAACTTGTACGCCTTTAGCTTCAAGATTAGGACCTAATATGTTTAATGAAAATAGAGATGCAAATGCAATCTCTAGAGTTGAGCCGGTAAACGACGCAACAGATCCAAATCAAATGCCCCTAAATACAGTGAACCCTAATGCTCAACAGAATGTTAGCTCAATGGATTCATTAACTAATGTGCACGGACGTCCCCCTCAGAAAGTGGGCACAACTGGTAGAAATATTTCTGAAACAGAAAGAACAAAGGTTGGACTTAAAGATCTAGCTAAGAATACAATAGGTAGTATTACAGATGATATTAAAGATACTGCAGCAGGTTTAGTATCTGGAGTAACAAATGCTATTGATAGTTTTAGCCTACAACCAAATGGAATTGGTAATGTACATGGTACACAAATCGGTGGTTTTGCAGGTAATCTATTAGATAATGCGGTTGGTAATCTTACCGCTAAATTATTATTAGATAATGTACATGGCGCTGGAGGATTAGGTAGTCTACAAGATGCTATTAATGGCGGTCTAATTAATGCAGTTGGTAATTTAATTCAAGGTCAACTTAATAGTGGAGGTAGTGCTGCAAGTGCAATAGCAGGTGGCGGTGGCTCTGGAGTTGGTGATAGAATTCATGAGCTAGGAATCGATAGCTCACCAGATGGTAACTTAAACGCTAAAGTACATGACCCAATTGCTCAAGCACAAACAGGACCATTAAATGATAATGTTTACGGTGGTGTTAATACTGGAGTAGATTCAACACCAGACGGTAACTTAAACAATAACATACATGAATAATAATGAGCTTTTTGCAGATAATTTACGAGAAACACATTGGCTCGGAGAAGTAGTTATCAATGAAGATCCACTACTACAAGGTAGAGTGCGCGTTAAAGTTTTCGGTAAATTTGATAAATTAACAGATGATGCTATTCCATGGGCAACTCCTATGAATAGAGATCAGGTTGGTGCACATGCAGTTCCTAGAGTTGGTGATATAGTTGCAGTAAGATTTGATAACGGTAACATTTATCACCCAGAATACTGGTTTCAAGTAGATCAAAACGAAGACTTAAAGGGAGACATCTTAGAGGCATCTGATGCACCGCATGATGTAATTAGTTTAGTCTACGATGCAGAACGTAACGTAAGAATTTACCACTCACCAGAAGATGGCCTAGTCATTACAAGAGGCGAGGGTAAAAAAGAAAGACCTATTATTCAACTAGATGAAGAAGGCATTATTAAGATCTCAACTGATAATAAGATCTTTATGGATTGTGGTGATATATTTGTATCTAATACTGGAGAAGGCGGAGCAGATGAAACTGAACCAGCGGTAAGAGGTCAATCTCTACAAGATTGGTTACAAGCACTATTAGATGATTACAATGCACATATCCATCCAACAGGAGTTGGACCATCAGGTCCTCCAATGCCACCAACACCGGCAACTGTTGCAAAATTATCTAGCACACATATTAAGTATCAACAAAAGAATAAGTAACTATGCCTGCACTGTGGCCCAAATTTATTCCTGAACTCGCTAATACAATAATGAGTCAGCAGTTTACTAAACCAGGTGGAGCGATACTTTCATATCCACTACCATCGGTTGGAACTGATCAAGTGCCTATATTTCCCCCATCCGGAGATTTAATAAAATCTATTGCTCCTGGAAATCCCCTCAATGGACAATTAACTACAAATCCAGCTGGAATGATAAACGCTATTAATCTTGCACCACTAAGCGGGCGTTATGATTTTGGAAAAGCAGTTGCTCAACATTATATTGATGCAGTAAAAGGAGCCCCAAAAGCTCAAACACCATTTGGTGCGTTTCATGAAAATAACGGTCTTGCTGAATTAATCTTAAAAGAAGGTTATGGTATTGCATTTGAAAGATTATTAAAAGAGGGAGATATACCAATGATGGATCAATATGACGAAGATGGTAATCTAACAGAAATGGGTAAAGAGTCTCATCCAGCATACGCTGATTTCTGTCCAGATGTTGATGCCCCGCCAACTGAAGAAGAACTTGAGGAGGAACGAAAAAAGAATGCATTAGCATTTAATAAATTTGTGGATGAAAAAAAGTCTGAGTATAATTTACGTAAATTTAAGTTTTATCAATTTCCATGCCTACTAGGCACAGAGACTCAAGAAGAATTAGAGATTATCTTTGCTACTAGAATTTTATTGGGATATGAGTTCATGAATTATGCATCAGAAAGGTGGGATTACTTTACATGGGCATGTCATTTAGGAAAAGAGAGTTATGAACTGCGCTACAATGGAAATCAAAGATACCAAAATATTAGCCCTAGAGTTAGAACGGATATTACAAACGCAGGATATGATTGGAAGAAATTAGCTGATCAGGTTTCTAGATATGTAAAAAGTGCTTTGTTAGAGGCACATCCAGTAAATGAAAATGATGGGTATATGTTTGGCACTAATTCTGCAACAAAGAAAAGGTTTTATAGAGGCCCTACGAAACCAATTCAATATCCTACGTTAAAGGATCGATCAGGTAAAAGTATATCTCCAGATTTTTGTCCTATTAATCAATATAAATTACAAGTACCTTATGACTTTGAGGAAGATAGCCAAAGGCCTAAGATCCTAACATCTAATGTAGTGGCAACATTTACATATTATCCTAATAAGAGAACTGGTGGCACGCCGTATGTTGGCGATATTAATAAAGTTATATTTGGTCGAGGAAATACCGATATTCTTAGTGGGGGTGAGAATAAGTATGTAAAGACTACAAGCTGGGTTAAAACCAAATATGAAGATTTTGAGTGGAAACAACATTGGATTAAAGTACCGGAAGCAAAATTAAGAGCAGCCTCTACAAAACCAGACGCTCAAGCAGAATTCTTTAAGATCGATCCTAAACCAGAAGGTACTCTATTTAAATTTGAATTCTATAAAGCTAAATGTGCTAAAAATGCAGCAGCAGGATGTGAAGAGGATATGTTAGCAGTTGACCATCCATGGGAACCTAGCGGAACTACGCCTGGTGGTAAATCTTTTAGCGGAGATCCTTATATGATGATGGCAAGAGTTACAATTGCTTATTGGTATGCATGTATTGTTAAACCATTTGGTCCAATGCCAGCAGCTCTACCAGCAATGATTAATGCTCCATTAGGAGGTCTTTATATTCCAATCTATTATGGAAGTGCAAATAGACTTGCTAACAATTTAAGAAAGGCATGGAATACAGGTAAAGTATTTAACAAAGTGCCTATGACTCAACCGCCAGCATTTGCAACATCAACAGCAGTTGCAGGAGCTTATGCCCTGCATCTACTTGAATTTAAACTCTTATATCTTGGTGGTATTCCAACGCCAGTCGGACCAATTCCGATGGTTGGTTTTGTACCAGTAGTATTTTAACCCCAGTCTTTTTCGAAGGTGTACCAATGGTCTGCACCCGCGCAGTCTCTAAGAGCATCTAATACCATATAAACCTTTTCATCCATAGTTAACATCGGTAGAATGGCTCCTACGTGCATCTCAAGCAACTCACTGTTTGGCATGTACTCTGCTGTATGTCTTGCGATTCCAGTGATAAGTCTATAAGCATTGTCCTCTACATTTGTAAACCTAGTTCCTGCATGATAACCCAATGAAGTATCTCTGCCAGTTGCTTTACTATGCTCCATCATTTTATTCCAAAGTTTATCGCCGAGTAGGTCTCTAACGTCTTGGCAAATTTCTTGAATTGCGTCTTTGTGTTTAAGAACGGCTTGGTAGCCATGGCCACCAATACCGTTACATTCTATATTTTTATAGTTAAATTGATCTTTCATTATGCTACGAGTTTTATATTTTTAAATGAATCTTCTAATTTGTAAGCGTTATCGGCCCAAGTCTTAGAGCCAATTGCTTTCCAGTGACCGTGATCAGCCATCTTAGGAAATGAACTGTGAATAGTTCCAATTTCAATATTCTCAAGAATGCAATTTGCTACCGTTACGAATTTATTAGCTTTAAGAGCTAGGGCTGTTAGGAAGGTATCAGATTTAAGAGACTTGATCTCAATTGTTTGAAGAGCATTCTTTTGGTATCTGTTAACCAAATTTTGAAGAGTAGATTTACCATCAGAGATAGTCATGAAACCGGCAGTACATTTAGTGATTACTCTATAATCATATTCTACATCCCATTTAAAGCCATAATCGCTAGTGTAGAATTTGTGCATTTTACCGTTAATGTTTTGTTCGATTGAGAAAGTTGTTGTTTCCATAATCTTGCAGTTGTGTTCTTTAATATACATAGTTTTTGTTTGTTTTTAATTACAGTACTAATATACGAAAAATAATTGACATAAAAAAATTATTTGGCACTTATTTTGCAGAAAAAGCCAACTTTTTTGAGCTAGATAGATAACTTATACGAAACCCTGAAACTAGACGAGAAGCGCATGGATAAAACGCGTGGTTAAGTAGATATATAATATGTTAATACCTTTTAAATAAAAAATAAATGTCAGATAAAAAAAGACGAAGAATAAACCCTTCAGCCCAAGAGGCAACAACAGTAGAACTCGTACAAGAAGCAGTTCAAACACCAACCCAAGAAGTTACCGAAAAGAAAGAAGATGATGGTAACGACTTTTCAGAATTTTATGATGAAACAGGGGAATTCAAATGGGAAGCTTATGAAGCAACATGCGTAACAGCATCCCGAAAACCAAATCCACATATTAAGACACAGGACGGAGATCAAGTATTCTCTCGCGAGCCCTATGCTCAAGAGTTATACGACATCATGAAAGGTTCTACTCAGAATATTAAACCTGAATTGTTTATAGGTGAAATACATGACGGTACAATACATGGAGTAACCGAAGAATACATTACAATAGACATTAACTACAGAGAACTAGTTTATGTTAAAGCTAATAAAGAGTCTGATGAGGTTAGACAACTTTTACCAGGAGCAGAAACTGCAGTTTTAATTACAGAAACTAAAGGTACATTAACTGGTACTATTACTGGTGGTGTAAAACATAAAACATTCATGGATCTTAGAGCTGCGATCGACGAAGGCAATACTGCTTGGATCGGTACAGTAAATAACATGATTGAAAATGGTGGTTATATTGTAAAAGTACAAGGCGTAGATTGCTTTATGCCAGGATCACTTGCAGGTATTAATAAATTGTCAGACTTTAGTTCTATCGTTGGAGAAGAATTATATGTTGTTCCAGTGAGTTTCTCACCAGATCGAGGCACGTTAGTAGTTTCACATAGAAAATATTTACAAGCACTAATACCAAGTTCAATTAATGAATTAAAAGAAACTCTTGATGAACCTAAACATGGTTTAGTAACAGGTACTGCAAAATACGGAGTATTTGTTGAATTCAATAAATGTTTAACTGGTATGATTCACACAAATGAACTTGATGAAGCTACTGCAGCTAAATTTAAAGCTAGGGATATTAAACCAGGTGAACCAATTAACTTTTTTGTAAAAGATATTATTACTAACAATAAGATTACATTAACTCAAAAAGAAAATACTTCGGTAAATCCTTGGATTAATATATCTACTAGATATTCAATACCATCTATTGTTAAGGCTAAAATCAAGACTAAAAAAGAATATGGAGTATTTGTAAACATCGAAGACGGTGTGACAGGATTACTACATGTTAGTGAATTGCCAGGTGATATATTAGACACTTATAGAGTTGGAGATGAGATCGAAGTACAGATTACTAGGATTGATGAAGACTCAATGAAGGTGTTTCTTAAACTACCCCAATAACTATTGCCACAGAGTTTGATATATATTGAAAAGTAATATCATACTCTTAATTAATGCAAAAGTTAAAAAGTAATTCAGTAAGGCAGGAAGTACTAGCTGCTAGCCAAATGGGCATCGAATTTGAGTTTTATTCTAATTTAGAACTAGAAGAGACTGTAAAGTCTGTATCTAAAACATTAGGTAGAAAGATTCAATTAGAAGAAAAGGCTCATTCAGATTTCGTGCCATCCGCAGAAGTGTTTAAAATGGAACCTGATATGTCAGGTGGTGCAGGGCTAATTGAACTTGTGACAGGTCCAATGCCTTATAGAAACGCTAGACTAGTTATTGTTAAAATGTTAGGATGGATTCGTGAAAACGGCTATACATCTGATCGAGCATCTATCCACCTTAATATGTCTTTTAATCCAGACTTCTTAGAAGATCCAAATATGATACAGCACATGGACGTGTTGAAATTCATACTTGAGTTTGACGAAGATCGTGTGTATAAGTATTTTCCAAATAGAGAAGATTCTACTTATGCGAAGTCTATTAAATGGATTATGCCTAAACATGAAGCGTTTTACTATAATGCTGATTTAATTAATAAGGACAACTTTACCTTTGCTAATACTAAGTATTATGGTATTAACTTTGAAAAGGCTCAAAGTAATTATTTAGAGTTTAGATATATTGGAGGTAAAGATTACGAAAAGAGACAAGAAGATATTTTAACATTAGCGGATAGATTTATCTTAGCAATTTGGAGATCTTGTAGAGATCCAAAGTTTAATTCTGCTAATAAAATAGAATTACAACGTATTTTAAGAAAGAACGAACCCTTAATGAAAATGTTAAGGGACTATACCGCCGTAAATAAGTATTGGCCTAAGATAGATATATTAGTAGATTTACAATCAGATCCTACGGTAATTAACGTACAGTGGGATAGATTTAAACATAAAGTATTAGAATTGTTATCAAGCGGCACAATGGAAGAAGGTATTATTAACTATGACTCAGACTATTCAACTGTCCAAGTTAAAGACGGTAAGTTTAAAACAGCATATTTGCTAGATGGTTTTGAGTTTATTGATTGTGAGCTATCAGGTAACATAGAGAATAGTGAAATATATGGTGGTAACGTAAACGGAGCACAAGTATTAAGATCACAAATATATAAAGGGTGCCAAGTTATAGATTCTAAAATAGAATCTTGTTTTGTGCACGGTAGTGTAACAGTAAAAAACTGTTTTGTCTTTGGACGAGACGGTATTTTTAAAGGTAAAATGGAAGGTGGAATTTTTAGAGAAGGTGGGGTCGGACCTCATGTTAGATTCTCAGATGATACTGAAGTTGTGGTAAGTAAAAAAATAAAATCATAAAATGAGTGAAATTAGAAGCGGTAATGAAAATAACTTAAACGTTGGAAGAAGTTTCAGCGATGGTTGTTTAAACGCATTTTTACAAGAGCTTGGTGATGAGCTAACTGGAGCATGTATGGTCCCAGTAAATTTACCACAGAGAGAAATATTAAATATTATTAAAAGAGCTAAGAAGTGGTTCTATAAACAATATGAAGATTCTGTACTAGAAAATTATTATCACGTGCCAAACTCGATATTTCAAACTGATTATTTTAAAAAGAATAGAACATTAAATTTACCTGGAGCAAATGTAGATGGATCCGGATCTGTATTTTCAGTATTTGGAGTACATGATATTGCATCTGGTTGGAATTCAACTGGCGGTGGATTAGATATTAGATTTCAGAGCGGTGGAGACTTTTCAGTAGAGAAGATGTTATTCAGAGGAATGTACGACGGATCTGGAGCAGCAGAATCTGCAGAAGAATTAGAATATTATGTACTAAATCAGTCTTTAGCAGATATGGCTAGACAGATTTTAGAAAACCCAATTTCTTTTCAATACTCTAGACTGACTGGAGAGTTAAAGATAATGGGAGATACTCCGAAGGGAGATCTAATACTTGATGTGTATGAAACGATTCCGGATTGTGCACTATTTGACGACGAAATCTTTTTTAGATATTGTTCTGCTAAGATTAAGCAATCACTAGGCGCTAAGCTTGGTATTTTTAAGTTTGCATTACCTGGTAATGTGGAATTCGACTACGACGCAATAAAAGACATGGGAGACACCGAATTAGAGTCAATTATTGAGGAGATAAAGGGAGACGAAGGAGTGGACTGGATGTTCCACTCATAAAAAGTAGAATACATATATAAATGGATTTTTATATAAAATACATAGGAGACCCTAATTATCAGACGGGAGTTGTTCAAAACGTAAGTGAAGTTGAACAGTTACTAGCTCAGATAGAAACAGTTCTTTTCACAAGAAAGAGAGATGTTTTAGGTACTCCAGGATTTGGATGTAACTTAGAAGATATTGTATATAGTTTAGGTCAAAATGAATTTCAAATTAAAAATGAAATACAGGGCCAACTGGCCAATTTCGTACCTCTATCAGCAAAGTACAAAACTACTGTAAGCGTTAAGTTTATGAAGGGTGCAGTTAGAGATATGGCGTTTATTGATATTACTGTTAACAACGAGTACCAAATCAAAGTAAATTTAAGATAAATAACTAATGGCAGAACTAAAATTTTTAAGCACACTAAGAACATCGGCTGATCAAATCAAGACCGATGCTCGAACATATATCGCAAGAGTTTACAAGCGTGCGAACACTCTATTCACTGAAGCATCTCCATTTGCTCAGATTATTTCTGTCATGGCTGAACTTGGTGAGTTAATAATGTTCTATGTAGAGGATTCTTTAGTAGAGCAAAACATATATACTGCACAACAACCAGAATCTATTTATGGTATCTCAAGACTAACAGGCCATGATGCAACAAGGGGCTTTGCAGCAACTGGTGAAATTGAATTTAAATGGGCGATTGGATCAGATCTTGGTAAAATTGCAGGCACAGGATTAAATATTGATGCAAGATCAGAATTAAAATGTGAATTAAACGGATTAGTTTATACTCTATTAACATCACAAGATAAATTTAGACTAGAAAAGTCAAACAAGTATGCTATAAAATGCGCAGTTGTTCAGGGTAAATTTGAAAAGCAAACCTTTACTGGAACTGGAGAATCAATGCAATCATATAATATACAAACAAGTTCTTTAACAGATCATTCTAAAGTTAGCGTTTCAGTTAACGGTGAAAAGTGGACTAAACACGATTCAATGTACGATCTATTAAATAACGAAAAGGCATATATTCTTAAGACTGGTATTTCTGGTGGGCTTGATGTTTATTTTGGAACTGGTAACTTTGGTGCAATACCAAGCTCTGGTAATTTAATAGAGGTAGAATATATTAAGCATGCAGGTTTTCAAGGTAACTTAGACGATGCACAAGATATTATTTTTAAATGGGATGCAGAAGGAGATGATTCAAATGGAGACTCGTTTGATTTAAATGAGTATTTAGAATTAACAGTAACCTCGTCTCCTAAAATGGGAGCTGATAAAGAATCAGTTGAGTTTACTAAGTTAATGGCACCCCTAGCGTCTAAATCATACGTTCTAGCGACTCCAGATAACTATGAGTATTTCCTATCAAGATATGGAATGTTCTCGTATGTGGACGCTTACAACACGACTGAGGACCAGTATTTAGATGATGATAATGTAATTTATATTTTCGCAATTCCAGATGCTAGAAGAAAGTTATTAGCAGATCAAGATTATTTTTCAATCCCAATAAATGAAATGTTCTTTGATCAAAATGAATACGACAAGATGTCACAAGTGATTCAGGATAGTGGTCAGCAAATGGTTACAACTGAAGTAGTATTTGTAAAACCTAAAATTAGAAAATACAGCATGGATATTAATATCAGGTATTTTGAAGGTTATACAAAACAAGAAATATTTGTTAACGTTAGAAGAGCTGTAAGTGATTATATGTTAAACATTACAAGAAGAGATAAACTACCTAAATCGGATATTGTTTACATATTAGAAACAATCGAAGGTATTGATGCTGTTAATGTAAGATTTATATCTGAAACAGAAGAGACTGCAAGAAGGTTAGGATATTATGTGTCTACGACTGTAACAGTAGTACCACAAGAGCCTGTAGTTTTAGAAGATATAGGTAACGGTAAACAAAAATATATTTTCTTTAAACAAATAGAAGAAGTTAAAACTGTGGATGTTGATGAAACAACTGTTATTCCATATTCTGAAGCTGGACTAGATGAATGGGGAGATATTATTATGGATAAAGAAGAAGTTGCAGTTTTCAGAGGAGGTTGGCAAGATAGAGATGGTGATGAAATTGTTGATGATGCATTAATGAATGCCGAAGCAGCTCTTTCAATTAACTTTGACGCAATACCAGTACCTAGAACTATTTACACTAGAGTACAGGCTGGAAATAGAAAATCTATAAGATAATGAGTCTATTTAAAGATCTATTAGTATACAAACGTAAGCGATTATACAAGATTTCCAAACATAGGAAAGATGATAACGTTAACGTTAAGTATGATTACAAGAAACATGGTTTAATTAATAAACAAGTATCTCCTCATATTAGGAGAAATCAAACAATGAGAGAATTTCTTTTATTTGTTAATGATTATTTTTTAGCGCTGTTAGATCAGGTTAGATCTTTAAAGAATTTTAATAACTTTACGGTAGAAAAAGACGACGAAAGAACTAGATAATATGTGGAATAATTTAAGATTCTTTAACGGTACACAATCAGAACTACAATTAGTTCAGGATGAAGATGGTATATGGGAAGGGCAAGTATATCTCCCTGAGGTATCTACTAATCTATATGAAACAGTAAACCTATTCATTTTAGAAGAGTGTTTGTATAATGGTGATGCTGTTATTAATAAACCTCTTTCTCCTGATGGTATACTTACATCATTAGATTTTAGTTGGGAAAACTTAAGAGTTGACCAATCTAAAGATGTCATCATGTATGGTATGAGATATGATGATACTAACAATGCTTTTGTAAAAGAGCTTAAAACTCAATCATGGGGATTTGGACCTTCTGATACAATAGTTTCACAAGATGCTAATTACTTAAAGACTATTAATAACAACTTAAATTCAGGAATACAAATTAATATTGCAGTATCTTCTGAAAATCCTGGTATTCATAAAAGAATTTTACAGATTAAAGCTGGAGATTTAGTTGTAGCAAGAATAGAGTTTTATGGAGAAGTTGAAGCAGAAGATGAAAGACTAAAAATCTTACTAGGTAACTTAGGTGCTTCATTAGAAGCAGAAGACTTTATGATTTTTAAGTCTCATGATATTTCTGAGATGCATCCTGATTATCAACTATTAAACCAAAAGAGAAAAGAAATGTTATTAGAACTTAATAACATTAAACCTTTTGTTGGGACATATAAAGCAATCTTAAATGCTATTGATTTCTTTGGCTATGATAAGATTACACTTAAAGAATACTGGATTAATGTAGATAACTCATCGAGAACCTTCGGTAAGTTACATGCAATCCCAGTACCTAACTCATCTGTTAGAGGTGAAATGACTAGAAAGAGACTAAGATTTAAAGTACCTTCTAAAACGCAAAAG